CTCGCGGTCAGCGACTACCTTGGTTGCAGGGAATCGGCCCTCTCTTCGCATGATGAAGAGAGGGACTTCATCCCGGACCAGCTTGTCCATCAGTCGTCGCCGGACTCGTAGGCGCCGATGTACTCGGCTAGGGTGCCGACGGTCTGAAGACCCTGGATGGATACACCGTTGGCCTGCTCCAGAGCGCGAGCGATCCGCTCCAGCGCGTCGATCGCGCGCTCAACCTGATAGTCCGTCATCAGTCGATCGGGTCGATGTCCTGCACGATGCGGTAGGACACGCGATGCTTGGTCACCTTGTTGTCCTCGCCCAGGACGTGGTAGTCACCGGCCGGGATGGCGTCCAGCACTTCGCTCAGGTCGCCGTCCTGAGCGCGCACCACGTCGAAGCGCTTGATGGAACCGGACTTGTCCTGCTTGGCGGAAAGAACAAGAGCCATTTGACTCTCCTTACTTGCTCGACTTGTGGACCAGAGTCATCCCTAGCCCCGACTGTGCTACGGCCTCGGCGTTCTCTTCACCGAAGGCCACCAGAGCCGATGCGGCCCCGGAGTTGCCCGGCGCCTTCGACCCGTCAGCCGGGAGGAAGGTCAGCCGTCCTTCTATGAGGCACACGGCGCTGGCGTCGCATACGGTCTCGTGCCACCACTTCACGTCAGTGCGGGCGAAGACCAGAGCGATACCGTTCCCGTGCTCGCGGAGCTTGTGCATCCAGCGCCCGGTTACTCTCCCGTAGGGAGGATTCATCCAGACGCGGCCCCACCACTCCTGCGCGAGTCCGTTGTCCTCCTCGCAGAACCAGTTGTCGGCCGGGATCCACGGCAGTCCGCTCTTCGGCGAACAGGGGTCAAGGTCGAACCTGACTCCTAGTCGCTCGAAGACATGAGGGGGCGTGTACCACTCGTTGGTCGCCCCCTCATTCGGAGCATGGAGCTTCCTCCAATTCTTCGTCACGGTAGGGTGATGAACCCCGCGCTCCAATAGAGGGAGTAGTCACCGGTGTCGCGCTTGACGAACACGATGTTATACCCCTCCCTCCGGCGCTCCGCCTCGAACTCCCGGGAGGAGTTCAGGGCGCGGCCAGGGCGGTCCTTGTTGACGAAGGGCTTGTGGTGTGGCTCGAACTTCATCAGGTACGCGTGAAGCTGATGATGTAGCCACGGGACACGGCGATCTCGTGGATGGTGTTCACGATCGCGTCCGCGTCCTTGTCGGGCATCGGGCGTCCAGATGGGTCATGGACGACGATGCAGACCGCCGGGGACTTGGGGACGTAACCGCCCTGTCGTCCATTGGTGCGACCGCCACGACGGCGAGCCTTCTTGTTCTGTTCAGCCATGTGTGTCCTTGGCTAGAGGATGGATACGGACTAGTAGCGCTGGTCGCGCCAGACGAGCTTGCCGTCGATGTAACGGGCTAGTTCGGGTACTACAGTGCCGTCAGGCCAGACGATGGCGGTGCCAAAGCCGTTCTGCCAGTTGGGGAACTTCGTGTAGCCGAGGCCACCACGGATCATCGCCATCGTGCCGATCTCCATGCCGGTGACGGTGAAAGGAGTGCCGTCGATGGAGTGGATAGTCTTGTGCGTGAGTGCCTGACGGTGGGTGTGCGCCATCGCGAGGGAGTGACGCACCTCGTCTAGGTGAGCGAGGATGGACGCGCCTGCGTCCTTCTTCACGCGCTCGCCGTGCATGGCGGCGAACTTGTCACTGACGGCGTAGTGAGCGTGGGTGTAGTTACCCTGCGGCTCGATTAGCTCAATGCCGAGCGAGTCGAGATGCAGTAGGTCACGAATGTCCCATACATCGCGGAAGGGATCCTGGCCGGGGATGTCGGCCGGTCGCACGCCCCATAGCTTCGACACGTACTGAAGCATCATCCTGCGGATGCGCTCGTCGTGGTTGCCGAGGAGCTTCTTCCAGCGGGTAGAAGTGGATGCCTGCACGTAATCGCGCAGCATGAGGTAGCCAGAGTTGATCGACTCCTGAGCCGTGACGTGCCACTCCGGGTTGGCCGGGTGACGCGACTGCTCAGGTAGGTCGATCGTGTCGCCCATGAGAACGCCCTCATCCGGGACGTTGTACTCCAACCACTGGCAGAACTTGTCGTGGAGGTCGGGGTCCTGATAGGGTGCCTGCTGGCAGCCGACGAAGACGACGAGCTTGGCCTTGCGGTCTAGCTGTACGTGGAGGCGCTGAAGGCGGAAGGAGGGACCATCCACCGCAGGCATGACGAAGGCGTACGGCTTCTTCCGGGCGCAAATGATCTTTAGCTGGCGCATCTTGACGATGCGGTTGTCACCGTACGCCTTGTCGGAGGTCATGGCGTCCCACTCGTTGATGATGAGACCGCCGTCGATGACCTCCCACTCCTCGGGGTCAAGGCCACGCTCGCGAAGTAGTTCCTCGGGCGTATTGAGAACGTCGCCGGTCACGGGGCGACCGATGATTGTCGCCTTGTCACCCTCGATGCGGAGACTTGGCCTCTCGGCGTTGGGCCGCTGCGCATTCCATCGACGTAGTGCCCGACGAATGGAGCGATCCGAAGTCGTTACCCCCTCCGCATTGAGGTTGCGGATAACCTCGGCATAGGTCAGACCTTGAGTAACCCACTCAAGGATCTTCTCCTGATGCGCGTCTAGCGGGGATGTCTGGGAATGGTTCACTAAGCCTCGTAGTCCGGTTCAATGATTGAGTACTTCTTCTTGACTGCGGGGCGAGGCAAACGCTCCACTGTCGAATCTTCCCTGGCCTCTCGTGTGCGATACACACCGGCCTCGTGATCCTCATCTTCGACAGTTGCGGGCATTTCCTCAGACTCAGCGAACGATGCCGTGTTCCCGCCGCCCACGCCGGGACGACGTTCCATGGAGACAGCGGGAGCTACGAGACCGCCTGCATTACCTCCCTGAGGACCCGCGCCAGCCGGGGGAGGACCGCCGCCCGGGGCGCCCGCTCCGGAGCCAAATTCGCCCGGTCCTAGCTCGCCCGGGGGAGGCGGCATCACGATCGATTCGCCTGGGGTGCCTCCAGGGCCGCCCTCCGGCCCGCCAGCACCCATCGGAGGCCCTGCCATAGGCATGCCGCCCGGAGCGCCCGGAGCGCCCATACCGCCGCCTGGGGGAGCCCCTAGGACGGTTTCGACCTCGGCCTTGAGGTCCGGCGGGATCGGCAGGCCCTTCTCCTTGAGCACCTTGTAGGTCTTCATCTTGGCTTCCTGCTGAGCCACCGTCTTCTTGACGAGTTCCTCGTTGTAGTCGTTGATCTCGTCTTCAATGTCGAAATCAACGCCGACCATGAGCGTGCGATCGGAGAGGGGTACGCCCATCGTGCGAAGCGTCTGGAGGAATTGACGTTCTGTAGCCTCGTCGCGGAGGTCAAGGGTCTGGAAGCGAAGCTCCGGGATGAGGAGCTTGTGACGCTCCTCGATGACCTTCGAGCCATCCTCCTGGGTAACGACGACCTCCTCCATGAGATCGACCTTGGTCTGGCCGCGCATCTCGAAGTCGTAGTGCTGCTGCGCCTCGGCGACGACGAGCGCCCTCTGGCGGAAGTGCTCCTTGAGGAAGCCCTGGTAGGTGCGAAGGATCTGGTTCAGGAACTCGGCCTGGAGAGCAGAGGACGCGTACGGCTGCGAGTTCCCGCCTGCGGAAAGCAGGGAGGGGTTGACGCCGAAGATCTGCATGAGACGGGCCTCGATGCGATCGAAGTCGTCGCCGAGACGAGGCATCTGCTCGCGTCCGAAGACGTTCTCGATCTCCAGTCCGACGTGGTGCACCAGTAGACGGAAGTCGCTCGTGAGAGCGATATCCATGTCGTCGCGGAAGGCGTCTAGCTCTTCGGGACCTGGGATGTACGGCGGGTAGCCGTCACCTAGGTCAACGATGCCGAGCTTGGCGAGAATGAGCGGGGAGTAGAGGCGCTCGGCGATAGCGTCTTGTGACGCGAGTAGCTTCTCCTCGTGGATGAGGGTACGGAGACCTCGAAGGAGGATCGGAGTGCCGTGATCGTCCCACGGCGAAGTCTTGTTGGCTACCTGCTTGAGGAGGACATCCGAGATCGGGATGTGGTCGCCACGGAGTAGGTAGGGGATCAACTCCGGGAAGTTGAGTTCTAGCTGACGGTACTCCTTGGCCGGGCTCTTCGTTTGAGCTAGCTTCTTGAGGTAGTTCGGCGGAACGATCTTCAACTGACGCGTGCCGAGAAGCGGGAAGTTCTCGATAACCACGTCCTCCGGGTTGATGAGTTCCTCGCGCTCCCATACGCCGAGGCTTTCATCGAAACTACCCATGGGGAATGCCTCGCCCACAGTCCAGTACTCTCGCCCGAGGTTCACGAAGAACTCGTCGTACTTCAACTGGTTCATGAATAGCTCTTCGTACCAGTCGGCTAGCTGCTGATCCTTGCAGTAGAACTCCATCCCCACGAGCGGGAAGCGCGTGAAGATGTCGATGAGAATCGGGACGAGGTGGTGCGTCGCGTAGTACAAGCGCAGCCACTTGTGGAGCTTGTGTCGGTGCGACTCGTCAGCGGTGTTCCACGGTAGACCCGTTACATCCCAATACTCGATCGGGTCGTAGAAGCGGGGGATGGCGGCGAAGACATCCTTGCCTCCGCCGAATCCGGCCGTGCGGTTCAAAGAGGACGCACGGCGCTGCTGACGCATGGCGCGCATGAGACGAGTGTTCTGCTCGATCGCCTCTACGTTGTTTGCGCCTCCGGCGATGCCCTGCATGATCGTGCGCTGAAGATCACCTTCAGTGCGAGCCATGCGGTGCATGTCGTGGGCTGCTAGACGCGCCCTGGCGGTGTTGCGGGGCAATGCGACGCCCCGCCTACTTAGATTCGCTAGCTCTGCATCTAGCAGGCTCGTGTCAACTCGGCTCATACTCTACTCTTTAGGTACTCGACCACTCGCGGGAGCGAGTGATGATGGTTAGTCTCCGTAGAGAACGATCGCGTCGAAGATCTCTTCGCGGGAGAGGAATCGAGCGGACGAGGTGACAGGGTTTGCCTGACCCTCTGTTCCAGACCATGTGTCCGTGTGGATCGCCGGTTGATCGTCAACCTTCGTGATATCGGTGTTCGTGTCAAGTACTGCGCCCTGCGCGCGATCCTCGTTGCTCCAGTCCGGCGTATCCTTCAGGTCCTGGGTCTCGGACTTGTAGCGGCCGCCATCGGTGTCGATCGGCTTCAGGTTGCCCTCGTCGTTGAGCGCGTTCGGCTTCCAGGTCTTCTTATCGATCTCGGGAGAGGGCTTACCCTTGCCTCCCAGGTTGTCCTCTGCCGTGTGAACAGACGCGCCCTTGCCCACGGCGGACACGTCGTCGGAGAGGGCGCCTTCGCCGTTGCCCTCGTCGCCGCATTCGCACATCTTCTTCGGGCCGACCTTCCAGCAACGGCAGTCGTCGCAGAAGGCGCCGCCAGCGATGCGCTCGATGAAGGCGTTCTCTAGGAGAAGCGCGCCAGCCTCATGTTCGAGGCGGACTGCGGAGGCAAGGCGCCCTAGGTCATTCTGGATGAGAGCGACACGCTGCTCGAACTCATCCTTGTTAGCTGCCTGGCGCAAGAAGTCTTCGTAGCGCTCAGAAGCGCGCAGGTTGAAGAGCACGGAGGCAGTGCGAGCCGCCTTCCGCTCGTCATGCTGCTGTGCTGCGTCGTAGGAGAAGAGATCCATTGGTTCAGCCTTAGGAGAAGAGGATGTCGTCGGGTAGAGACGCGTAGCGGTCTTCCTGCGCCGACGCCTCCTTGTGGGTCGCGGTCTTGCGCTGGGCGAGGCTGGCCTTGCGCGCTTCCTCTACATTGGTGAGGAACTGTCGCGCGATCTCCTCGGCGCGCTCAGGGGCGATGCCTGCGACCTTGGACCGAATGTGATTCAGCGCGACGTGGCGCGTCGAGCCCATGTCGGCTACCGTGCCGTCCGAGAGGGACGCGACGAGGGTGTGCGGCTCCTCCTTGAGCACAGCGTCGAAGTCCGTGCCCTCGGCCTCGGCGATCATGTCATTGACCACGCCGTCGAGCCAGGACGCCTCGCCACTGCCTAGGGACTCGCCAACAGGACCGGCGGTGTACTCCAGCGGCTTGTAGCCGTAGCCCTCGGCTTCCTGCGCGTCAAGGGCGTCGATAGCCTGTCGCAGGGTGGAGCGCTCGGCATCGGAGGCCACGATGATGCCGTTGAGCGTCTGTGCGTCTTCGTAGGAAGCGGTGCGAGATGCGAGCGCCGTGACGGCCTCCTGGCGGATGTCGCGGAGCTTCTCCATGCGGGCGAGCAGGGAGGCGCGATCGGGTCCAAACGGGGCTTCGAGCGCCGCCGTCAGCGACTCAGCCGCCGTCTTGGTGGAGGCAGTCTTCTCGATGGAGAACTTCGTATCCTCCGTTACGCGGAGATGAGCGATACGTCCGTTCTCTAGGCGCACGGCGATCTCCTCGCCCCATACGTCCCGAGTCTTGCTAAGGATCTTGCCCTTGAGGCCACCCGGAGTAATGACGTGCGTAGCATCCGTGGACGCCTGCATATTCCACGGCGAGTGACCCTGCTCCTGGGGGTCGCCGCCGGAATGCTGCGCCTGCGGATCACGCGGGCCGCCGTACTCGCTCGGATGCAGAATGTTGCTGTCTGTCCAGCTTTGGGCGCACTCAGGGTTGGAGCACACGTCTCCGAACGTGGTGGCGCCGCAGTCCGGGCAAACACCCTCTGAAGCGTGGCCGTAAGGGTCGCGTTCGCCAAAGCCCGGCTCACCGAACCCGACCTTCTGCTCTAGCTCGGCAAGGTTGTCCGCAGAGGCGATGACCTTGCCCTCACGGATGGCGTACACCTTGTCGTTCTCGTAAATGAAGTGTAGCTCGCTCATCTCTACTGCTTAGTCGTAGCCCCTATGACGTTTCTAGGGTTAGAGATCGACTCGCCGAATCTCGAAATCCGAATGAGTCGTCAGAATGAACGTATACGGATCCACCTCTTCGACCTCGATCCGAGGCGAGGAGATCATGAGCGTGTGCGAAAGATTCTTTGGCACCGCGACAATGCGCTCACTATCCGCAGTCACCACGCCGCTGCGCAATCCGGATGCGACACGAGTCAAAGCGCGGACTAGGCTGAAGGTACTCACGGCGCCCGTGAATCGCGCGATTACCGGTTCAACCGATGCCCCGACCTTGGCGGAAGTACTGAGCACGACTAGGGTCACTCGACGCGAGGTGAACGAGGCAGCCGCCACGACCGATGTCGCAAGCGTCACAGGCATTCGACGTGTCAATCGGGCCGCCGCCGACGCAGCGATAGACACTGCGGCTCCGACGCCGCGAACCACGCTAACACTAGTCTGTACGGCGCGCTCGATGCGCTTCAGGATTAGTCGATCATGTGACGGCGATCCGGCGACCGAGGCCCGGAGGGTTCGTAGACCACGACGAGCGAGCGTCGGTTCGACGCGCCCTACGGCGTTGGTGGACTTGTCTACGTCGCGGACTAGTAGCCCGGTCCCTTCTGCGGACAAGGAAGCCGTCTTTCTGGTATCGCGGACCGCCGCTGTCTGGCCTACGGCCGAGGCAGTCAGCAAGAGATTGACGAGCCCGCCGAGCTTCTGCGCGGCCGTACTGACGGCGCTAGCAGCCGTGGCCGTGATCGTTCGAGCCACTCCGCGTACGGTTTGCGTCGCCACCTGAGCGACAGTGGCGCGCATAGAGCGCACTCCCTTGACGAGCGCGCTAGATGCGGATACGGCGGTAGAGGCAAGGAGAAGTCGGACGCGTCGAGTTACAAGATCTGCGACGCCGAGAGCCTCGGCAACCACGGTCTTCGAGCTACTGCGAATCAATGCCGAGGCCCCGGACGCCTGTCGCGCAAATGCCTTGGTGACCCTCCTGCCTAGCGAGACGGTCGATGTCGCTGTAAGCGTGATAAGACGGCCGATGAACTTCAGCGTCTCGGCGCCTGCCGACCCTTCAACCGTGACCGAATCGGGCTCGCGCTCAACATGAACGACGCGCGAAGGCTCCGCCGCTCCGGTAGTCGTATATGTGACACCCGCGTGCCGTGGCACAGAGACAACGGATTGAGCATCCTCGGCAAGCAGCTTTGACACGAGACGCTGAATGGCGGCAGAGCCAGTGCCCGTATCAATAATGATCTTGCCCGACCTACGAGCGAGAGTAGAAGCGTTGACAACTGTTACCGTCAATTCTTGTGGGTATGTCGTTCCGCCGGGATCTTCCTCGCGCTCGTCGGCGCCCGCGAGCACGCACGCCACCCGAATGTCATGGTCTCCGGTAAACGCCATGTCCTGGATGGCCACCAGGATCCGGTCACTGTACTCCGTGATCGACATGGAGGAGTGCAGCGGGAAGTTGACGTTCAGCGGAACGTTCCCCTGCTCCCAATAGCCCAGCGACGAGTCGAACCACCAGTAGTCCAACGACATGTTGAACGGGTCTTGCGTGACCAGGTAGACGTGACCAGTGGCCTTATCTACTCCCATCGCCATCGTCTCTGGATAGACGGGCGGCATGTCGTAGGTCACGCCCTCGTTCGACCTCCAGAACTTCGGCGCGTCGAACGTGTCGTTCCACGCGAAGTACGCGATACCGCTGTCCGGGTCCGTCGCGTAGCATACGTCCGGCAGGGACCCCTGGCCGGTGATGTCGGCCCGGTCCAGGTCAATCTCGATCTCGGTCTGCCAACCGCCCGACGGGAGCCACAGGCGTGCGAACGCCCACGACCTGGAACCGACATCGCCCTCCATGAAGTAGCGGTCGTTCCAATAGAACACCCACATCCCGCCACTGTCGTTCGCGCGCCCGACGCCCGTCCACCAGTGCGAGTTGTCGTCGCTCAGCTTGAACGGGAACCCGCTCGCGGTGGTCCACGTCGCGTTCGCCCCGCTGTTCTTGACCACCCAAGGCTTCGGGTGATCGGGCGGGCTGCCGTCGTTGAAGAACTCGAACGTGATCCACGGTACTCCGTCAGAGTCCGTGCTGATACTCATCTCCAGCAGCGACCCCTGGCCCGTAAAGGCATTCTGCGCCGCCGCGTCCCAACTGACGGTTCCGTCGCCAACGAGCGTGCCGCGCCGGTACTTCAGGTGGGTCGGGTTGTCGTCGCCGACGAAGCCCCAGCAGACATGGAGCTTCTCGTGGTCCTGGTCCCAATGCATTGCCGTGTAGGCGATGGAGGTCGTCAAGGACAAACTCGCGTCCGTCGGCATGTCGAACAACTTGTGCGGCGTCGTCCAGGTCTGCCCATTATCGGGACTCATCGTCAGCCAGGCGGCATCCTCGTCCTGGAACATCAGGTAGTCATGACCGCGCTTCTTGTCGCTGAACACGCGCCGCTGGAACTGCTGCGAGACGGCGCCAAAGTCACCGAAGGCGAAGTCACTGGTAGCCGCCACGACGCCCTCGAAGGCGTCTGGCGCGTCATCGTCGCCCGTCGGCGCGGCACGAATGACGCCGACGCAGAGCGCGACGGTCCGGTCTCCGGAGCCGCTTGCCGTGTAGGTGGCGCCGTACTGGTCCGGCTCAATCGGTTCGGCCTCAGCCCAACCCTCCCGGAAGCTGTTGTGCGTCGCGTCGTAGACCTCGGTTAGGTTGGTCCACGTAAACGAGCCGAGGGTGCTCGACCACGCGCCGCACACCGCCACCGCGTAATCGCCGGGCTCCGCATCGATCTCATTCGTCAGGACGCTCTGGGGGCTCGTGGCTCCGACGGTGCCAGCCTGATCCCAATCACGGCAAGGGTTCACCTCAGTCTGATCCACGCCCTTCAAGAATCTGACGAGAAGCGTGCCACCTTCGTCCCAGGACGATGACCCCTCCCAATTCCAGGATAGGGTCTGCGAGCCGGTCCCAGGAAGCTGGGTTCGCCCGTACATACCCGATAGGTCGCCGCCAGGGTTACTGATGACGCCCGTGATGAACGTCAACTGCTGGCCGCCCAGGGTAATGACCGCGCCGTCTAGCTTGTTCGCGACACTGCCGGGACCACTGTTCTCGTAACCAGCGATGCCGACGACAATCGCATCGGCATCAGCAGGAACGGTGATCGAGGTCGAACCGCTATCAGCGACCGTATTGACCGTGAGAAGAGAGCCCGTCGTCGTGACTGGCATGAGCGGGCCTCAGTCAGAGCGATTAGTCAGCGTTGTCGAACGCTACTTGGAAGGTGAACTGGATGCTGTCGCCGGAGACCAGGTTGATCGCAGAGAAGACCGCGCGCACGAACATGTTGCCGGAGGATGCAGCGTCGAATAGCGCCGCCTCAGTGATGGCGACGGTACCCTCAGCCGTGACCGTGCCGACTACCTGATATGTGTCATTCGTTGCCGAAGTAGTGACGCGTGACGAAGAACCCTCGGTGCGTCCACCAGAAGTCGTCGGAGCCGCCTCGGTGACGAGAGCGGTCTGAGACTCTGCTTCAGCGGTTGTGCCCGTGCCCCAGCCGATGTGAATCGGTTCGTTTCCGGAGCCGATTAGGCGGTTGGTAATGATTGCCTTTCCGGCGTTAGTCAGCGTTGCCATGCGGTCTAAGAGTCTTTCGTAGTAGTCGTCGGAGTACCCACCGCTTGAGGGGGTTACGATGGAAATAGGAGACGACGCCAAGTTCCTCGCGTGTTCCGTCTGCACGGATCACTACGGCCTCGACCGTCACTTCCTTAGGCTTCAACTGTGCTGATGCAAGAGACACTTGACTTCCTCGTACAGTTATCGTGGCGAACGCGCCGATTACAATGTCTTGGCGATGAACCCGCCGTGCAACAACGCGTCGGTATCTCCGCCCGGAGAGGTGATCTTCAGGGTGTAGAGGGCGGTTGACCAGGGGAGTTCGGCCGTTGCCGTGACAGGGATCACTAGATCGATTGTGCCGCTGGCCCCGCCAAGAATGATTCCGTTATTCTCGGTCGTCAGCGATACGAGAGGGTCACCCGCTAGGGTCCGGATCGGGCACGTCGCCGTGTAGCCGGTCAGGTCGAACGGGGTAGTGGCATCCTCGTCGGCGTAATAGGTCAACCGCTTCTTGAAGGTCGTGCCCTTCCAGACGACGAAATTGAGCTTTGCGGGGTCCAGGGACATTCACCCTTTACCCCGCAGACCGCCGCGTCTTAGAAGCCTCTTCGGCGCCCGCGCGTCCTGAAGCCCGAACGAGCCGGATTTTGTCCCAGGAACCGGAGATGGCCGTAAGCGCTGCCCCCGGGGCTCTGCTCGCCCTGTCGGCCTCCCTGATAGCCGCCGAAGAGGGGGTGCTTGCCGCCTAGAGCCGCTCCGCCGTGCCCGAGCGGGTATCCGCCCGGAGCGCCCATGCCGATCGGCTGAGACCCGAGCGTGGCCATCATTTGATCCCGGATACGGTTGGCCAGGAAGGACTCGGTGACCGTCATCACGCAGTCCGCCATGTCCTTCGTCTGCACGGGGCCGATCGTCTGCCGATCGACTCGCGGAGTGAGGCCGGTGCTGATCTGCTGAAGGTACTTCAACTCTAGGGCGCAGTACGCGTTGTCCGGCGTATCCGACGGGGCATGCACGAGGTCGCGATAGAGACACGTGCGGAAGATCTCCGCTCGGTTCCAGTTGGTGGCTGCCGTCGCGGGCTTCTTGTAGACCTTCACGCCTCCGACGCCGCGCATGCGTAGCTCCTTGGTGAGCCACTCGATAGGCGCGTCAGAGTTGTATTGGTCCATCGTGATCTCGGTGGGGCGGAAGAGATCGATGTACCCATAAACTTCCCGTAGAACGGTCTCCCACTCGATGACGCCGGACTCGAAGTTCTGCGGCTGCCAGCGCTTCACGATGTCGAACACGACGTGCTCTTCCGGATTGCCGTCGCGATCCGGGAACTGCTCGACGTGCCCGAGCGCGAAGCCGAAGCCAGCCGTCGTGGAGGATGGGTCGAGGTGCGCCCGGTACTCGTACATGAAGCCATTGGGCTGGTTGAAGTTCGAGGCGACCGCAGCGTGCGAGCCATCGGGCATCGGGCGACCCTCGAACATGCGATCCACGGCCTTCGGGTCCAGGTAGGCGTCAATGATCTCGGAGAACTGGCCACGGCGCTCGACCTTGTACGTGTCGGGGTCCTGCTTCTCCTCGTCGCGCGCGAGCTTGATACCGATGCGATCGTCCTCGGAGTAGAAGTAGGATCCGTCCTCGTTCTTGCGCTCGGGATCCCAATCGGGGGACTGCGTGATGCACTTACGGGGACCCTTGTAGAGAGGCTCTTCCCACCAGCCTTCGAAGAGCGCCCAGGAGGGGAACTGGAAGGCCACCATATACGGGTTGAGCGGGACGGCCGGGTTGTCCTTCTCTACCGCCATACCCGCCTCGAAGCGCTCGAAGAAGCGGCCTAGCTTCGTGTACGGCGAGGAGTTGCAGAAGATCATCGCGGCCTTGCCGAACTGCGCGAGCGACGGGATGGCCGCGTCGTACACCTTCTCGGCGGAAGCGTCAGTCTCCTCGCCGACCTCCATGAACGCCATCTCGTCAAAGGCGATGGCCATCGTGGTCGAACCACGAATGGTGGACGCGTTAGCGGCTAGGGCATTACCCCTAAGCTTGGAGATGTCGCGCCCGATCTTGTGGGACTTCCTACGGTGAGCGGCCATCTTCCGAAGGTCCGCCTCGGTAGCGACAGAGAACTCCTTCTCGTACAGCTTAGTGAGGTTCTGTCCGAACGCATGACACTCCGCAACAGTGGTCGAGAGGTCGGAGTACTGGAACTTGCGGGCCTGATCGAGTGAGGCGGCTACGCAGGAGAAATAGATCTGCTTTTCGGGGTCGATACCGTAGGCGGCGTTCGGATCCTCTAGCTGAAGAGTGTCGTACATCTTCTTGGCCATCGCGAGGCCAGTAACGAAGCCCTTCGAGCAACGGCGACCGCCGACCAGTACGACCTCTCGGAAGTGTGGGAAGCCCTCGTCGCGTAGGCCGTCGATGCGCTTGCGGATGTGAGGAGAAAGATTGATCTCTCCTCCGCGACCGCCCTTGATCCAATAATTGAGTGCGTCTTCCTCTCGGTTGGTTAGCTCCTCTAGGAAGATGAGCTTGAGGAGAAGCTTCTGTCGCGGGTAGAGCTTCTTGCCACAGTAGTCGGTTGACTCTGCGAACTCCTCAATGCTCACCTTCTTCGGGGCAAGCGAGTTCTCTAGCTGTGAGAGGAAGTCCGCCATCTAGCAGAAGGAGGAGGCGTCGTGGAGATCGTCGTGGGCGAGATGCGGGAACTCGCGTTGAAGCTCCGCCTCTAGCTTCGCGCGTACCTCCGGGTCATTCAGGTCGTACACCTCGGTTAGCCCGGCTACGCCGGACATGGTGGAGATGATGGTGCACCGGCAGTCAGGGCACCACAAGTGGTATCCGACACTCTCGCCCGGCTCTAGGTACGGAAGGTTCATCCTCGCCGCGTTAGCGAGGTCAGGGTTCCAGTCGCCGCCGCAGTTCGGGCACATCTACTTCTTCTCCCGGCGCGCGTTCGGGCGCTCCTTCTGGCCTAGGTAGTCTTCGTTGCGCTCGACGGCTCGGCGGACTTCCCACTGCTTGCGCTCGTGATCGAAGCCATCGGTGTGGATCGGGTCGCCAGAGACCTTGCCGAGGATCTCTACGACGGGTGGCTCTCCGTAGAGGCAGGGAGAGGCGTCAACCGTCGCGACGATGCCCGCCTCCGCGAAGCGAGTGAGATACTCGTCCCGCATTGCCTCAAGGTTCTCTACCGTATTCGCGCGGAACGCCCACTTCTGCTGGAGGGCGACATGGATCTTGATTAGCTGCTCAACCTCCGTGTCCTGTAGCTCGGAGGCGAACTCGGCGAACTGCTTGCCGCTCTTGATCTTGTCGTCGGGTACGTGCATAACTCTTCCTGGTAGGTGACTGGACTTGCTCATCAGTTACCTGGCCCGTAGAACGACAAAAGCCCGCACGAAGGCGGGCTTCTGTCTGTTGTCGGGTAAGTGCGACCTTACACTAAGGTCACACCTTGGTCGCCGCTTCTACGTGAGCCTCCTGCGGGAGGCTGTAGATGACGGTCATGCGAGTGCGACCGGCAGTGCCAGTCGAGCCTACCTTGGTCACGATGCCGCTGATCGTGCGCTCGTCAGCGCTGTAGCGGCCGTTGATGTGACCCTCGTTCTCGTCGCCGTCGGCGCCGGGAACGAGGTAAGCGCCTTCCTTGCCGCCCGTGGCCGCGAGGGAAAGGCTCTGGCCCGCGAGGAGGTCAGTCGCCTTGAGATCGACGCCCGCGAAGAAGCCGTCGTCGTCATCATCGTCGCCGACCTTGAGCGTCGCGGAAGTCTGTGCGGTCCAGAGGGCCTCGTTCGTGACGATGATATCCACGAGGGTCGCGCCCGCCGGTAGAACAACGGAGCCGGTGTAAACGCCAGCGCCCGTCGTCTCGGTGAACGTACGCTCCTCGGAGACGACTCCGGAGGGAAGTTCACCCCGGTCCGTCAGCGGACCTACGACGATGACGGCGCCGATCGCCTGGTGGTGCTGTAGCTCGCGACGAGTCTTGCCGTCAGAGATATCCACATAGTAGGTCGTGTTCACATCCTTGATGTGCTCGCCACCAATACGGACGTTCTGCGAACGCGAGATGGGTCGAATGGGGAGGTAAAGGGCCATTTGCTCTTTCTTGTTGTTTACTCACCGCGCCAGCCGCAGTGTTACGCGGTCAGCCGTTACCCGAACGAGACGAGACGTTTTACGGGTTGCGCACCCTCATCAGCGGAATGACGGTTACGAAGCTCGGACGGAAGTCAAACGAACTTGAGAGCGCTCCGTTCGTGCTCACGGTCGATGTGGGCGCGAGCGTGTTCGGCGCGGACGAAGAAGTGCCCGGGGACGCGCTGGTTGTGCTGACGGGTCCGGTGACCCCTCCGGTCGCTCCGCCGTGATTATGCGCGCCAGCCGCGCCCGTTGCACCGCCATGATTGTGAGCGCCTCCGATGTTCATTGGGGCTGTCGCGCTCGTGCCGTCCTGGTTGAAGTTCGGAATGTAGAGCGCCTGCCGCTCGCCAGAGCCGATGCCGACGTTCCGGCTCGCCATATGCTGGTTCGCACCGAAGCTGTCAGTGTAATTGTGCCGGTGCCCCGGATCGCCAGCAATCGTGTGAGCGTGATCGCCGACTAGGGCGATGGAGTGAGCGTGGTCGCTGACGGAGTGCGAGTGAGAGTTGACGGTATGGCTGTGAGGAACCGTGGGGTGCGTGTGCGGGGCAACCGTATGGGAGTGAGAGAGGTTCTTGAAGTTGTCTCCGCCATAGATGCCGGTTACCGAGCCGTCACTGCCGTAGACGTAGAACAGGAACTTATCCGTGTAGTCCGGCAGCGTGATAGAGCCAACGACCCCGGGGATGTCGTGGTCATTGACTACCTGGCCGTGCGGGATCTCGAAGAGCGTGCCCACGCCTGCCGGGATGGACTGGCTCGAATGGAGCCGTGTCCACGGGAAGACGACGCCGAGGGGGATGATCGCGGCTAGGAGATCGGCGGAGAGCTTGGAGACATCAACGGAACCGTCCTGGAGCTTGCCGCCTGGTAGCGCTCCGTTCGAGATGTGGTTTGCGCTGATGGCGTTATCCGCGATGCCTCCGCCCGGGACCTTGACGCCCTTGCCGGAAGTGTGGTCGTGCTCGGCGACCTTGAGCCAGTTGTTGACTAGCTGTGCGTGGGAGTAGGGGTCATCGCCCTCGTCCCACAACAATAGCTGCATACTGTTGAAATCAGTAGCCATCAGAATCCCATCGTCCAGGCCCAGAGCTTGCGGTTTCGCGCGGTCACGGAGCCTGACGAACTCTTCGTCCGGATGGACACCGAGTGTGTGCCTGCGGTCGCGCTGACCACTACGATCCCGAGCGGATTCACAGTCGAGTTACTCGGGACGGAGACCGTGAAGTGCAGACCGTTCGCTCCCGTGCCCTGACCAGCGGCGAGCCAGTCAGTCGTCTTGACGCCGCCATACGCGGCAGCGGTCGTGCCGTTGGTATTCAGGCCGTCGATCTCGGCGATCGAGGTGTCGCCGACGAAGAGACCTACCGTGGCGGCGTTGGCTACAGACTCCTTGATATCTGCCTGCGCAACAATCGCGATCAGTCCGTCGGTGGGGAGGACGAGGCCGGACACGATGTCCTGCGTCGCGAAGTAGCCGAAGGCCGTGTTCGTGCGAGACTCCTCGGTGTCGATGATCGACTTGCCCCGCCGGATCGCGGATGCCTGCGAGATGCCGAGGATGTCGGCGACAGACGAGGAGAGCTTGTCTTCGCCGACGGCGCCGTCGAGTAGCGAGGCGCCCGTGAGCGGCTTGCCCTTACCCGGAGAGTGATCGTGATTGTCGATCCTCTGCATATTGAGGGCCATCTGCGCCGAGTTGTATCGGTCTTCAGGAGATGGCCACGCAACGAGACCCATATTCGCAAGAACTGAGGCCATTAGTCCCTCTGTCGCTGTGACGTACTCATCAGCAGTTACAGAGGAGGTCGCGCCCGTGAGATAGTGGCTCTAGCAGGACTCGAACCTGCGACCTTTCCGTTATGAGCGGACTGCGCTACCAACTGCGCCATAGAGCCAAGAGAGGGGATGACGGGGCTCGAACCCGCGCCAGAAGCTTGGAAGGCTTCTGTGCTACCGCTACACCACATCCCCGTGGTTCAGGTGAAGATACGGACGATCTGTTCGTGAGTGGCGCCGTGCTCGAAGTAACGACGCACGTCATGGTGGCTCAAGCGGAAACCATCCGTACCGCGAGCCTCAATCAGCTTCTCGGCATCCGTCTCCGAGAATCCAAGCGAAAGAAATGCTTCCTTCCGCCAGGCGGCGATCCTATCGCCGTTGAGATCTGTCGTACCTGCCATGGTAAGCTCCCTGTCGGAATCGAACCGACTTCTCAGGATTACAAGTCCAGTGCATCGCCTGCAATGCTTAGGGAGCAGATGCTCCCTCGCCTATTGGGGCGAGGGAGCGAGGTCTTATCCCGGGTAATCGACCAGGGCGAACCCGTACACGTCAGAGAGCGGGCGCTTGCGGGCGTATACGCCTCCGCCGTTGCTCTGCGAGCCGCTGTTGCCCGACGAGGTGTTACCCTCGATTGTGTGAACGTAGTTGCCCTCAACCTTGACGACCATTCCGACGTGAACGCCGGAACCGAAGAGCACGACGAGATCACCGCGTAGCACCTTCTTCGGATCCGTGGTCCAGCCTCGATACGGAGCGAGCTTGCGCTTCGCGTCCTGCTCGATGTAGTACACGGAGGCAATGCGGTAATCGACGCCCTTGACGCCGACATGGAGCAGCATGTTGCCGCAGAAGACGCCGCACCATGCCTGGCCTACTAGCCAGGAACCTAGGCGCTCCTGCCATACCGTGATCCGGCCGCCCTTGTTCGAGTTCGCCGGGGTCTCCTTGACCTTGCCGTCGAAGCTCAGGGCGTACTCGACAGCGCGCTGGCGAACGGGCTTCTTCGACTTGGCGCGGATCTGCGCGTCGCGGCGATCGACAAGACCAGCCGCTTCCTTGTAGAGCCGGAACCACTTCGAGCGGAGGGCGTGTCCCTCCGGCTTAGTCTTGACGTAGCCGCGCCACTTCTTGTAACGATAGGACTCCCTACGCTTCCATAGAGCGCGCGACGCCTTTAGTGCTGAGAGAGTCATGTCACTCGTTACTTGGGCGACATGACGAGAAAGAAGGCCACACCCAATAGCCGGGATTTCGTATTAGCCGACCATCCGTCTCTGTCTCATGTCCTGAGACATGGGACAGGCCACGCCTTTACGCGGTGGCTGCCCTCAACCTAGACGGAGACGACTACCGTCCGAACGAGGTTGCATCCCTTCCCTAACGGCCGAGGTACGAACGAGCCGTAGCGAAACGCTACGTCTCTCCCTCCATTGTTACCCGGGCTCGCCAGTGTCGTCGGCGCGGGATGTCCCGAACTTCCTCAAGAGTCGCGCGACTCCTGCGGTCGGCTAGGTGTGAACATCCTTGATAGCTTCCTTCCAGCACGTCATGCAGAGAAGGGCCTCGAAGAGGGATGAGAAGAACGCTGGCCGCTGGTCGCAGCCGTAGCAGGCCGGTAGGCCGTTGCAGTCACCCTTCAGGGTCATGATCCTCCATCCGTTGATGAAGCCCACGCGGGGAGTCGAGCCCCGGACCTCTCCCTTACGAGGGGAGCGCTCTTCCATCTGAGCTACGCGGGCAAGAGAGGCGAGTCGTGCGGAACAACACGCCTCTGGACGGTCCCTACCAGTACTTCCTTCGGGTACCTAACTGACGCTTTACCTACTGTCTCGTACGCGACTCCGCATTCAGGGGCGTCAGCTAAGCCGTCAGCGGGAGTTGAACCCGCGACCCCTTCCTTACCACGGAAGTGCTCTGGCCACTGAGCTATGACGGCGAGAGGCGCCCGGTAATGAACGGACGCCTGGTGATGCAGGTGCAGGGCGCCCGGCGGAAAGCGGGCGCCAGATCCAACTAGTTGCGCCAACCCATGCTGCACCTCCTCTACTCGAAGTAAGGGGCATACGGGAATCGAACCCGTGTTTGCGACATGGCAAGCCGCCGTAATATCCGCTATACGAATGCCCCAAACGCCTCAAACCAAGGGCCGAGGCGAGTGTCTATCCAGGGAGTTCCCATCCATCCCACCCTGGCCTACCGGCGTCACCCGGCTCCCTAACCACCAGCTACTAGACGTAGTAGACGACTACGGATTTCACTGGAGTCTTTGTCACCGCAAGGCGAATCGTCCAACTGACGCGAGGTCGAGACAGACGATGCACTGCTCGGCCTCACTCGGAGGCGGTACGCGCTTCGAGATCTTTGCCCCACAGAGAGCGTGATCGTCAGAGCCGCGTATATGCTTGACTCGTGCCCGAGTCGGAGTTTGGGACTCCTGCGGAGCCTCTAGTAGGACGGTGCTCATAGCGCCCCCGGAGGGATTCGAACCCCCGACCTTGCGGGCCGAAACCGCACGCTCTAATCCGCTGAGCTACAAGGGCTGGTACGCGTCGGGAGCGACCCTGACGCCGTGCATGCGCTACGTCCACGGCTCGACGCGTAAGTACCCCCGGCAGGATTCGAACCTGCGACCTCCGGTACCGCAAACCGGTGCTCTTCCGCTGAGCTACAAGGGCATACAGGTGAACGTCCGTCGCCGGGCGCCACCTGAGGTAAGGGGTCCTGCTACTGGTCGAAGCGTCCTTCTAGCCAGTCCTTCACGAGACGAGCCTCGTATACCGAGTCATCGCCCTCGGCGAGCAAATCGATGATCGCCGGATGCTCACGACGAAGCTGCTCTAGAAGACGAGATGCGTTTGTCCGTTCCTCGCGCGTAAGGTACTTTACGATCGAGACGTTTGGCGAGTCTCTATTATGGAGGTCACGGTGACAGTTGATACACACCGGAATAGTGCACTGAGACCGGGCGCCGACCTTAACGTAGTTGGATAGTTCGCGCATCATCCAACGGTTGACATAGTGGTGCCGTGTGGAGTCACCGGGTCGGCCGCAGAGGCGACACTCGGGCTGAACTTGTCTCTGTGCTCTGTACACCTTCTGGCGTTCAGCGACCTCGGCCGGTGTGGCGCCTTGGTCTAGAGCGTCGCGCAGCGCCTCTACGATCTGGCCCTGCGTGATGTGAGCGTCCAGCAAGTCATCTAGCTCAACACCTGTTATGGTGGTGAGAAGCTCCAACTGCTCGTGAGTGGCGAGGCGTCCGTTCTTGCCGGTGTCGTACCACCACTGCTCTCCATCAGGGAGAGTGATCTGTCGTGCTCGTGACATGTGACCTCTCTCAGTAGTAGCCGGTACGGGATTCGAACCCGTGTCACCGCCTTGAGAGGGCGGCATCCTAGGCCCCTAGAAGAACCGGCCAGGGGAAGGGGTGACCAGAGGGAATCGAACCCTCCTCGCCGGACTCACAACCCGGAGTAATAGCCGCTATACGATGGCCACCATGTGTACTGCGTAGCTGCGGGCCAAGGTTTCGAACCTCGCTCTCCGGGGCCAGAACCCGGCGTCCACACCAACAGGACCAACCCGCAAGGGAAGGAAGGCCAGCTATTGTCCGCTTAGCGTCCAGCGTCGCAATGCGCTCGTCCCCCGTGCACAGGGTTAGGACGACCTTCCGAAGTTGCGGGACTCGGATTCGAACCGAGACCAACGGGGTCAAAGCCCGTTCACCTGCCTTTAGTGTATCCCGCAATGTGAGACGGGCGCCGAAGCGCCCGTCGTACTACAGCGCTGCGTTACGACGTACTGTGTCGAAGTCCACCTCGTTGAGGAGGACGCCGTTCTCGAACACCGTGACTAGCTCGTCAGGGAGACCGGTGTCTCCGCCGACGGTGCGATATCCGTTCTCATCCTTGACCAACGCCAGGCGCCCGCGCTTCGACGCCTTGGAGGTGTCAAGGGGCTTCTTGTAGACCTGGTGCCATGCCCCGTCGCGCTCCTGCGCGCTGCACTTGAAGGCGAAGCGCTGCATGTCGCGATTGACCTTCTGGTGCAGACCGCCGCCCATGCCGAAGACCATGTTCTCGGCGCTGAAGCCCTCGGCCGCCAGACGACCGAGGATGCGGACGATGCCGTGAGAGTCGATGCCGTCGCCCCAAAGCACGCGAACGTGCGGGTCGAGTACCTTGAAGCCCTTGGAGTTGACCGCGCCGCCGAACGACTCGTAGAGTCGTCGCACGATCCACAGGGTCAGGCCCTCGGGCGTCTCGTGGTTCGGCGTAGTGGAGTCCGGACGCACGACGAATACGCCGTCGCGATCGAGGACTTGCTTGCGGTACGTCGTGCAGATGGCATCCACGAAGCGGTAGATGTCGTAGCTGTCGGCGACGACGGAGAGGATCCCGGTCGGGTGCTCGCGGAAGAGCTTGTCCACGACCTTCCATTCGCCCTCCTCGCCGAGGGCCGTCATCACGGAGTGCTCGGTGGCGGGCACCGAGAAGGCGAGACTCGTGATGTCGGCGCCGTAGTGGTTCACGGCGAAGAGCATCCCGAGGAGGGTATCCGTGCCCACCGAGTTCACGAGGTGTGCCGCTCCGGCAATGGAGGCAGACTCGTCGCTCGTGGAGCCTCGGTAGCCGAAGTCGTGGAGCATGAAGGGTAGGCCGTCGCGGCTGTCGGCCGTCATGTCAAGGAAGGCCCCGATCGAGTCGATGGTATGACGGCTGAGCGTCGCCACCGTACTCGGGTACCACACGTGCGTCAGGAGCGACTCCACGGCGTTGGTTAGCCAGTAGCATTCCGGACAGGTGTTCTCGACGGTCATCAAGACGTTGCCGGTCGGGACGACCGTGCCCTCCTGGACCGCCTTGATGCGCAGCGGCAGACAGCCGCCGTGCACGTCGATGATGTGGTTCCAACCGGCCGCGTTGAAGAGGCTTTCGTCGCCGAAGTGGTACTTTGCGACCAGCGCGGCCTCGGTCACGTCGGCGGGGGTCACGACGACGCCTTCGAGCTTGCGAAGGATGGGCTGTAGGCCGAAGAACACGGTGTAGGGGAACTCGGCCCCCGTACGGCTCTCGAAGTAGGAGTAGACGCCGGTCGTGTCGTCCGGGTACTGCTTCCAGTGGTTGAGCTTGTAGCTGTCCGTCGCGAGGATGAGATTGGTCATCCGAGGAGCCTCCCACGAAGATAGACGAATAGTTCCTGGTGGACAGGGACAAGGGAGTCTTCCGCCAGCGCGTGCCAGTCGAACCAGCGAAGCTCGGCTATGTCAGATCCCGGCGTGGGCTTGCCGCTCAGGTGCGTAGCCAGGAAGAGCATCGTCTTGATCTTGTCCACCTCGCCCCGATAGCGCCAGTCATCCACGAGCATGGACGTGACGTACTTCGGATCGGTGATCTCGATGCCCGCCTCCTCCATCACCTCTCGGCGGGCGTCGGCCTCGTAAGTCGGCGACGTGGGCTCGGCGAAGCCGCCGATGAAGCGGAACTTATCCTCGTAGGGCTTGCGGCCGAGCAGCAGCTTCGACCCGTCCTCGTTGAGGATGGCCACATCGACGGTTGCATAGTTCGTCGGGAAGCGGCTGTAGGCGGCCCAGACGACGCCAGCGCGGAACTCGGGCGACGCCTTGACGGAGCGGGCGGAGATAGCCTTGCGCGTCTCCGAGCCGGAGACGAAGACCTCCTGGACAAGCTCCCGTGTGGGAAGGTTGCCGTGATAGCGACGGATGAACGAGTCGCGGCTGCCGTAGAGGACGACCGACTGCGCGGGCGTCGTCACATCAGCGATCATCTCGTCCAGCCGCTTACTCCAAGCCACGTCGCTGGGGTGATCCTTCACGTAGAGAACGTTCACGTCGGGGAAGCGCTCCAGGATCATCTGCTTGCGCGCTTCGAAGTCGAGCGGATTCTCTCGCGTGACCATGACAGGCGAGAGCCCCAGGAAGAGGATCACCTTGCTGTGTGCATCACAGACGGTCCGGATCAGGTCAATATGAGCCTGATGTAGCTCAGGGACCTGGAACCGACCGACAATCACTCCTACGTCGTAGGAGTCGGTCTTTACCTGCATGTATCTCCTTGCGATCTATCGATAAACGATCATGGGGGATGGGGGATATAGCGGAGGTAGGATTCGAACCGTTTGAGACGACCTCCTGGTTATGAGCCAGGCGAGCTACCAGACTGCTCTACTCCGCGTCGAAAGTGCCCACACTCGGACTCGAACCGAGACGGCGTAAGCCAACCGGGTTTGAGCCGGTCCTGTCTGCCAATTCCAGCATGTAGGCGAAGTGAATGAGAGCGCGGCCCTGGCTAAGGGGCATTACGGCGGGCGTCCACCCGATACATCCCGTGGCCTGCGGGACAACGGGCAACTACTGTCCGCCTTTTCTACGGGTTCAACCTTGAGCCCTCTAGCGCGCCGCCGTCTATTGCTTGGCTTGCCAAAGCCGAGCATCACCGGGCCTAGCAGCCTAGAGTCGGCCGTCGAAACCACCTCGTGCTCTCAAGTGCCGCCAAGGGGGATCGAACCCCTACTTCCAGCTTGAAAGGCTAGCGTGCTAACCACTACACTATGACGGCAGGGCGGGCGTAACCTCGATTGTTGGTTACCTTACGTCCGTCCCAGCTTAGACGGAACCCTCGCGAGGCTCGGGTACCCACGGTAGAGACAAGAACTCCAACGCCTACGTTCCTCTACCGCCTTCTACCTCGCTAGTGGTGCCACGAGGATTTGAACCTCGGACCTCCTCCGTATCAGAGAGGCGCTCTAACCAGACTGAGCTATGACACCCTGGCGCCGGTATGGTCCTAGGAACCTCAATGGGCTAGACCAGCGCAACAGCCCCTCAGCGCGCATCCGGCCGGAATGGGCGCCTCAACTTAGGGAGTGGGGAGTAGCGGATTCGAACCGCTGACCTTCGGTGTTTCAAGCCGACGCTCTACCAGGCTGAGCTAACTCCCCGGGATCAGGTCAAGGGGACCCTCTTCGTGAGGTGATGGGACATTCCCGGACCGCCACGCGTGCTCGCGACCCAAATCATGACCTGAAGTGGAGGACCGGGGAATCGAACCCCGAATTCCGCCTTGCAAGGGCGGCGTGTTCCCGTTAGCACTAGTCCCCCGGGCCGGGGCCGCCCGACGGCGGCCCCTCATACTCCTTCCGCCGATGGCGGATGAGCTAGAACTGCACCTCCCGCTTAGGGAGGACCCTATTTCTGCCCTCCCGCCAGAGGCGGCGAGGCAGCCACTTCTTCTTGACCTTCCAGCAGTGAATGCAGGTACGCACGCGGTAGGTGTCCGTGAACGTTACTCCATTCCACTCGGAAGTCTCCGAGATAGTCTCGGTGTACCACTCGTGAACGCGGTTGATCGCGCAGCGCTCCTTCTGTACGCGCTTGCGCTTCGAGCGACGCTTCCCGTTAGAAGGAGCGTCGTCGTCAACGGGCGGAGCCTTCTCAGGCGTGGCAATGGGACAGCAGCCGCAGGGAGCCATCTTCCTCTTGTCCCGGCGACGCGACCGGCGCTTGTAATGCAAAGCAAGTCTCCTGTGTCAGGTTACCTACATTGCATGGCGCTCCTTTCGTCTGTGACCGACAGCGGAGAGACAGGGATTCGAACCCTGGGAGCCCTCATCGAGCCCACACGCGTTCCAGGCGTGCCCGTTCAACCACTCCGGCACCTCTCCGAGCTAGCGTGGCGACTACCTACCTCTTGGACTAGAGGCGCAGGAGTTTGAGGCTTCGCCGCCTGCTTGCGTCTTGACCACGCTAAGCGGAGGCAGAGGGAATCGAACCCCCGACGCCGTTAGGCGCAGCCGGGTTCAAACCGGTGTCCTCGTCCATGCCGGACTACCTCCGTAAGGCCCGAGCCGGAATCGAACCGGCGTAAACCGCTTTGCAGGCGGTTGGCTAAGCCATTCACCCATCGGGCCGGGTGCGAGACGAGGGATTCCACCCTCAACCCCTGAGTAGCGCGCGGGCGCACTTTCGGTCTGAAATGTCCGCCGCTACTCCTGAGAACCGTCCTCAAGCCGCTAAGCCGCACACGCTGGCTCCAGGCCGCTAAGCCCTTCGCCCATCCCTCGGCGCCCAGGTTGCTAACCCTGCCTCGGGACTTCTGGCTGTGCCGGGGTCCAGGACACCCGTTGGACGTGCGTTAGAGGCTTGCGCTACCTCTTATTCCGCCAGTCTCATAGGGACGATGGCCGTCGTCCCCAAGCTCCCCCGGTAGGATTCGAACCTACGACCTGTCGGTTAACAGCCGACCGCTCTGCGCACTGAGCTACAGGGGAATATGTGACGGCCCGTATCGTCGGCCGTCGCGCTGTATCCAGACGCCCCAGGTATATAGCTCTGAGGAACCGCTAGTGCCGCCCCAGGGATTCGAACCCTGAACCTCCCGATTAAGAGTCGGGTACTCTAATCCAATTGAGTTAGAGCGGCAGGATAATCGCCCTTAGCGGGAACGAGAATCGGGCGATCGGGTGGTCGGAGTCTTCTCGTTGGACCTAATGGCGCCTCAAGTCGAGAGCCCGCGACATCCTTGTCGTGAGGAGCTACCTCACGGTGGAGGACCAGTCCACTAGCGGAAGGAGTGGGATTCGAACCCACGGACCAGCGGTCATTTAGCCGCCGACCTCTCGGTTAGCAACCGAGCGCATTCAGCCTCTCTGCCATCCTTCCAGCGCCCCCGGGAGGAATCGAACCTCCATCTCCCGCTTAGGAGGCGGATGCTCTATCCATTGAGCTACGAGGGCAAGCGGGGACTTTCACCCCGAATCGGTGGCGTTCACCCGTACGGCCGCCTCTTGGCGATCCTCCGGCTCCCCATCGGGAGCGATGTAGTAGTGGAGGTGGCGGGAATCGAACCCGCGTCTTCCGTGCGCCTATCCAGGCAGTTCTCTAGCAGCTTGCCTCGTAAGGCCGAGGGCGCCCACCCCTTGTTACGAAGGGTGATTCCGGGCCGTCTTTCCAGCCTGTCTTGCACAACTAAGGGGACGGACAAGCTCCGAAACGCCTGTCGTCTTTCCACCACCCGAGTTCTGCGTCGTTCCCAGGAGGCACTCGGGAGCGCCGGGTTCGACCACGTATTCTGTTGCCCCGTTACGTGAGACGGCGCGCAGGATTACTAAGCCAGCGCGAGGTCGCGAGAAGCCGCCTCAGCAAGAATTGCCTCGGCCTCCGCGACGGGATCATACGTGCCAGTTATTGGCTTTGCCAGGTCAGGTGTGGCGACCGCTGCACTGCTCGGGACCGCTTCTCACAGAATCGAAGCCGGACACCCCCATGTGAGGCAGCTACATCCCCGGCGAGGGGACCGCTTACCTCGTTTGATAGGGCTAGACCACGCGCTTCCCACCCCGGTTGGTTACGGGCCAAAGCCTTGTCCGTCTGCCTATCAAAGTGCGCCTTGAGGGAGTCGAGCCCCCGACCTCTCGCATGTCACGCGAGCGCTCTAACCACCTGAGCTAAAGGCGCAAGATTTGAACCGCCCGGACCTCGTTCGTCTAGTGGTCCGAATTGGCGAGTCGCTGCCACGACTCTTTACGCCTCTGGCAGGAGGCGGCGATGCAGTGGGCGTCGAGGGGCTCGAACCCCCGACCTC